AGCGCAATATGAGCTTCACCGAGGGTATCTCGGATTTTGTGACAAAGGCTGTCCTTACTGCCGCCACCGAGAATAAACTGTCGGACGAGAAATTTGCTTTAGTACGCGATGAAGGCGGCAAGAAGGTACGCAAGTATCCCATCCATGACAAGGCGCACGTGCGCAATGCTCTTGCCCGTGCCGCCCAGATGATGAAACGTGGTGGTGAGGCTGCCAAAGATGCTCACGCCGCCATGCCCAAGATTCGTGCCGCCGCAAAGCGTATGGGTATTGATACCTCGATGGAGAAGAATTCCAACGCCATCCAGATCGAGAAGGATGCAAAAGGCGACTGGCGCGCGGTCATGTGGGTCAGCAACAACTTCATCGACTGGGATGGTGACATCATCTGCGAGGATGCCCACAAGGAATATGTGGAGTGGGTGAACAAGGAAGAGAACAAGAGTTGTATGCCTGTTTTTGTTACCTGGCACACACCTGGTACGGCAAGGGAGAACCCTGTTGATTATATTGATTACTTCGATGGATTCCTGGTGGCAAGCGCAAAACTTACAGAACCGGAAGCTATTGGATTATTGAAAGCAAGTAAAGAAACAAACATTGGAATGAGTCACGGGTCATTTGCATTCGCACGCGATCCAAAAGACTTGCGTGTTATCACCAAGTATCGCATGTACGAAGTCTCGGACTTGCCTCTTGACAAAGCGGCTAATCCGTTCACAGCAATAGAGACCGTTAGTAAGGAGGTTGAAATGGACAAAAAAGAATATCTCGTCACTTTGCTTGGCGAGGAAAAAGCCGAGGCTTTCCTGGCAAAGACTGGGCTTAAACAGAAAGAGTTGAAGGAAGCAGAGATCGAAAGCAAGGAAGCAGACGTGGTAACTCCTCCGGTTGTTGAGACAACTCCCGTTGAAGTTACATCCATACCAGAACCTGTTGCCAAAGAAGAGAACACGGAAGATGTCATTGCCAAAGTTCTCAAGGAATTGGACATCGAGGGTCTGAACGCATTCGTGTCGAAGGCACAGACCGCCATGGAAAAGGTTGAAACCCTGGAGGCACTTGTCAAAGAATTGAGCGCCAACCAGGATGATAAACTGGCAGAAATGATTACTCCGCCTATTGGAAGGAAACTTGCCTGGTCAAGACCTTCTGAAAGTGACGAGAATGTTGCCAAAGATAATGATGCTCTTGTGACAGAAAAACCAGGACTTCCCAAAGGATACTGGTTATCTGAACTCACCGGAACATCTCCGATCCAAGAAAAAGTGTAAGGAGGTATTATGAATACTAGCACCGTAGACCCCGCCAACGTCATCAAGGCGTTCGCGGAACTCTTGGCACAGTATAGTGCCGAGAACATCCAGAAAGTACAGACCGTGGGTGCGCCCATTGGTCCATACGTCCACGGTCCCGGTGGATTGTTTGGTGTCCGCGGTTTGGAACGCGATGTGATCTCCACCCACACCCAGATCACCGGGTCGTTGGGCGAGATCATTCCCATCCGCGCTTCCATCGACCAGACCCCTCTATTCCCCTACATCACTGGTTTCCTACGCAGTGACGAGAAGGAAAAGAACCTGGTCTGCGACAACCCGCCTGAAGCCAACCACTTCAAGACCTGTATCCAGACCACCGTGTTCGGACGGAAAGAGTTCAAGACACGCCAGGTCGAGATCAACCGCATTGGACAGCGCATCAACCGCGGTGAGTTCCTTGACCTGAATATCGTCAATGGACCACTGGTCGAGCAGATGGGCGGATTGATGTCCGGCTTCTTCGGACTGTCAAACCAGCAATCCCTACTGGCTGGACGCGAGATGGCTTCCCGACTGGTTGAAGTCGGTGTGGCATACCAACGCTGGTTCTGCCCGCAGGTCTATACTGGCAACCCCGCCAACAGTTCTGCCGGTGGTGGCTACCAGGAGTTCTCTGGACTTGACCTGCTGATCAGCCGCACCAAGATCGATGCCGTCACTGGCACGACCTGCCCATCCCTGTACTCTGACATCAAGGACTTTATGTACCGTCAGGTGGACAGCACCGCTGACCCAGACCTGGTAAAGACCATCACGACCATGATGCGGATATTGCACCGCAAAGCGGAACAGCAAGGACTTGCCCCTGCCGATATTCGTATCGTCATGCGCGAACCACTGTTCTACGCCATCACCGAAATTTGGCCTTGCCGTTACATGACCTACCGCTGTTCAGCAATTGATACTGGCAACCTCGACCCAGTTCCGTCACTTGACTCGGCTGCCATGATCCGCTTCCGCGATGAAATGCGCGCCGGACAGTACCTGATCATCGATGGTCGGAGAGTTCCAGTCATCGTTGACGACTGCATCATGGAAGATAACCACGCTGACAACGGCACCATTCCTATCGGTGGGTTCGCCTCAGACATCTACTTCGTGCCGTTCTCTGCACGCGGTGGTGCCATCCAGACCCTGTACTGGGAATACTACGATTACCGCAACGATGTCCTCCCGGATGTCTCCGCTGTGAAAGCCGGTACATTCTTCTGGAGCGACAACGGTGTGTTCCTGTGGGGTCTCAAGGCTCCTGACAACTGGTGCTTGGAGATCATCTCCAAAGTCGAACCACGCCTCATCCTGCGCACTCCGCAGTTAGCCGGTCGCCTTACCAACGTAGTCTACGTCCCACTGCAACACACAGACGATCCTCTGCCGAGCCAGGATTACCACGTCAATGGTGGTGTCAAGACCGGGTATCCTCCGTCCTCACCTTACGCGGAATGGAACGCCAACGGTCCAGGCATGCCCGCCTGATCTTTACCCGACTAGACTATCGGGGAGGGATAACTCCCTCCCCGATTTTTATTACATATATCATATTGCTTTTCTAACTCATTCGGGGTTATAATAGGCTTACAGAGTATTGTGAATTGCTAACACGAAACGAGGGAGCTTCCCCCTTCTCTGTGAGCCTACTATAATCCGGAAGCGCATGGAGGAAGCATGATACAAGGCAAGATACTTATTACCGGAGGGGCTGGGTATTTAGGTAAAGCTATCATCAAACGGGCAACTGAAGAACAATGGGATTGTGACATTACCATCTTCTCGACAGATGCCGTCAAGCACCTGAAGATACTATCCGAGTATCCGCAGGTGCATTCTGTTATTGGTGACATTCGCGATGGGGATACCCTATGGAACTCCATGACCGGCAAAGATGTCGTCATCCATGCCGCCGCAGTTAAACATATAGACGTAAGTGAATATAACAGCATCGATACATTCGATGTCAATATCACTGGCTCCCTGAACGTCCTGCGTTGTGCCGCTCAACTCGCCATCCCAGATGTGATCGGGATAAGCACGGACAAATCCTGTCATCCTGCTAATGCCTATGGTGCATCCAAATATGCGATGGAAAAGATGTTCCAGGAGTTCTCCAGGATTGGATTGAAAACCAACTTTCATCTTATTCGGTACGGCAACGTGCTTGACAGCACCGCCTCGGTATTGACCTCCTGGAAGAAGGCGGTAGAGGAAGGCAAGCCCATCAAGATAACTGATCCAAGTATGACACGGTTTTGGCTATCACCCTCACAAGCGGTAGACTACATTATCGAGGCATTGATGTGCGAAACCGGACGTATCTACATTCCTATGCTTCCCGCTCTTTCTATCGGTAAACTCGCGGAATACAACGGTACTGGTCGCGTGGAATTTGAACGTATTCCTGTTCGACCAGGAGAAAAAATCCACGAAACTTTAGTTACAAAAGAAGAATCTTATTATCTTGAAGCCCCGCATGGAGGATGTTTTGTTTTGAAACCAACAACATCTCTAAGAAAAGGTGAGTCGGATTGGGATTTAATAAATAGTTATACGTCCGACAAAGCACGTCAACTCACCAAAGAAGAACTCATGGAACTCCTGAATGGATGACCTGCCCAACCTCGCCATCTGTCTTGTGACCTACAAGCGCACCGAAGAAGCCCTGCGCACTATCCGAGGCATATCGGAATTTTTGGTTTACCCGAAAGAGAAGCGCGCCTGGTTCGTGAATGACGATGGCTCCCCGCCCGAACACATGCAGGCGATACGGGATGAACTATTAGGAAAAGGCGAACAGTTGATGTGGGCGAACACCAAACGCTTCGGTGGTGGCACTTACTTCTGCGGCGTGGGTTGGAACGCCTGCATGGGCAACGCTTACCAGTACAGCGAGTTGGTGTTATGGTTGGAAGATGACTGGGTGCTGGAACAACCGCTTGAGATAGAACGTCATGTCAGGTTGCTTATGGAGCGCGAGGACGTGGGTATCATCACCTACCGTGGATTGACCGAAGGCAATGACTGCACCATCACCACGCATGACGGATATCATTACTTGATGTTCCTGCGCACCTGTGACATGGCGTACAGCGGCAATCCGCACCTGCGTCACGCACGCTTCGTGCGCTCATACGGGTGGTTCACCGAGAACCATAATCCAGGTGACATGGAAGTGAATTACGATTGGCGTTTCAGGAAGCGCACTGGACCTAACATCTGGAGACCCGCAGGCATCAACCCGTGGGGATTGTTCGGGCATATTGGTCAGGAGAAAACCTTCTTATGATAACTTACGATGGAGAAAGTCACGAGAACTGGATGAGGGGCTTGCAATCGATGGACAGATGGAATATCAAACACATCCTGTCTGCCTTCGCATTATTCGAGATACCCCAGATATATCTTGATATCGGGTGCGGGGACGGCATCATGGTCGAGACCGCACGCAAGTTGGGTTCAGAAGCCTACGGTGTCGATCAACTAGTGGACGAATCATGGCCTCCCTATTTCTTTCACAAGAACCTGGTGGATTACTTCCAGTTGCCGTATGGCAAAAAAGCCAATATCATCACCTGCATCGAGATAGCAGAACATCTGCATGATTCTGCGCACTCGACCCTGTGTGACACCATCTGCGATAACCTGGCAACTGGAACCGATAATTATCTTATCTTTAGCGCAGCCAGACCAGGACAAGATGGCACAGGTCATATCGCCTGCCGTCCGGCGCACTACTGGGCAGAACAATTCATTCGAAGAGGTTTGACCGCCAATGACATCAAGACCATGAACCTGGCATTGCTCTGGTCAAGGATAAACTCTCCTTTGAATTATTTTTACGATAATTTAATGGTATTCCATAAGTGAGGTAATATGATCATCACAAAAACCCCATTAAGAATAAGTTTAGTCGGCGGGTCGACGGATATCCCCGAGTTTTATCAGAAGCATGGTGGGGCGGTAATTTCACTCGCAATCGATAAGTATATCTACGTCTGTGTAAATAAAAAGTTTGATAACGGCGTGCGGGTATCCTACTCCATCACCGAGAACGTGAACTCATCGGAAGAACTGAAGCATGACATCGTGCGTGAGACCCTGAAACTATTCCAGATATATGATGGTATCGAAGTAGTATCGGTTGCCGATATCCCTGGGGGCGGGAGCGGATTGGGATCCTCCAGTTCATTCGCGGTCGGTCTCAATTACGCCATGCGCAGATACACCGGTCGTTCAGTCAATTACCATCCTTCAACATTCGCTGAAAGTGCCTATTCTATTGAACGTGAGTCATGCGGACATCCGGTTGGAAAGCAGGATCACTACGCCGCTGCC